AGGGTTTCATACGAGTTATTTGTTGAGCCAATTTCAAAAGGTAGGTGGGTTCTTCACCGATGTGACAATAGAAAATGTGTTAATGTAGACCATTTATTTTTGGGAAACTGCAAAGACAATATTTTAGATATGGACACAAAGGGTAGACGGGGAACCAAAAGTAAGCTTACTTATGCCGACGTTGAAAATATCAAAAAGCTTCTTGCTGAAAGATATTCTCAACAAAAAATTGCAGAAATGTTTAATGTTAATCAGACAGCGGTTAGCAGAATCAAGCTAAACAAAACAACCATGTTTTTACAAGAAAGGATCTAAGTTATGGCTAGTACTTTTGCTGCTACTCCCAGTGTTGGCGTTACATTTACCGACCGCAATACCATTCCTGCTTTTGCTGTTGGTACGCCTATGCTGGGCAACCTAAACGACACCTGGGTCTATGTTAAGGCTACGGAAGCGGTTGCCACTGGCACCTGTTCGGTTGACTCGTCTTTCAACCTTACCGACACGGCTGGTAGCTATACCGCCGCTACGGCCTTTGCTTCGGGCGAATACGGTTGGGTCTATAAGACCACTTCGCCCTTGTAATAATTAATGGGGGGCGGTCTTTAGGGGTTGCCCCCCGTTTCTTATCTCCCTCGGAAAGGGGTTTAACATGACTATTCCTTCTCGCGTCTTGGGTTCAGGTACGTCCCCCCTTGCCACGCAATCCATTTGCGGAACGGCCACTGTTGGCCTTACGGCCACTGGCAGCACTGCCGCTACCGCGCTTCAGCTTGAAACCTCGTACAATGTTGTGGCTACTACCGCCGCATCTACAGGCGTTAAGTTGCTAAAGACCGAAAATGGCGCAAGTATGGTTGTTGCCAATAACGGTGCAAGTTCTTTGACGGTTTATCCGCCTACCGGGTCAACCATTGACGGTGCGGCATCTGTTGCTATTGCGACCACTAAGCGTCGCGTTTTCTGGGGAACCAGCGATACAACCTGGGTCTCCCTTATCGGAGCGTAATGTATGAATTTGGATAGCGATGTTTCTAACGCCGACTCCTTCATGATGGTGGAGTTTTACGAAAACAATTATGATTCCGATTATCCGGGGTCAATTTTTGTTAGGATTATGAATCCAGGCGACAAGACAAACATTGTAGAACAGCCTCTGCGGGAAGATCATAAAACTCGGTTTGCCCGCCAATGGCTACATTTCCAATCTAAAAACTCCGGCGCCGCCTTTATCGGTACGCCTTTAGAAAAGTGGAATGAAGATCAACCCAAAGAATTTAACCATATGCAAATGTCTGAAATGCATATTCTTAAGTTCCAAACGGTGGAACAAATTGCTACTGCCTCGGACGCTCAAATGCAGCGTGTTGGTATGGGTGGCTTTGGTATGCGGGAACGGGCTAGGCAATATCTTTCGGCCAAGAACAGGACCGAAAGCAATTCCGAACTTGAAAAGACCCGCAGCGAACTTGATGAACTAAAGTCCCAAATGGCCCTGCTTATGGCTCAATTGCCTCAAGCCGCTAAGGCAGAAGAACCTCGTAGGCCAGGACGGCCAAAGAAGGAAGAAACAAATGCCGAGTACGATGCTCCAGTTGGTGACGCAGGTCACTAACGAACTTGGTATCCCAACGCCAGTTTCGGTTGCGGGAAATACCAATCAGGATGTTATCCAAATACTCGCATTGATGAACGCTAGTGGTTACGAATTATTGCGTAAAAGCGACTGGCGGGCACTCACGATGCCCAACAGTTTCTTTACGGAATATACGACGACCACCGGAACCTATAATACCGTAACCCGTCAGATCACTGGTATTCCAAGTACCAGTGGTCTTGACACCACCTACATGATTGTGGGCAACGGCTTCCCTAATGCCACATTTATTGAAAGCGTTGATTCCGCCACGCAAGTGACGGCTTCTACCTATTCGACTGAAACCGCTACGGATGGCGTCATTTATTTCCAAAAAGTAAAATACGACCTTCCAGATGATTATGATTCTATTGTGCCTCGCACTCAGTGGGACAAATCCAAACATTGGGAAATGCTTGGCCCTGAAGACGCCCAGCAATGGGAATGGCTCCTCAGCGGTTATATCAGCACTGGGCCGCGTATTCGGTGGCGTCTGTATGGCAATTATTTTCAAATCTGGCCTGGAACTTCTACAAACGAATATCTTGGATACGAATACCGTAGCAAGGGCTGGGCGCGGGCCGCTAACGGAACCGTAAAGAATAGCTTTACGCTTGATACCGATACTTGCATTTATCCAGATCGGGTTATGGTCTTAAGCACCAAGCTTAAGTATTTCCAAGCCAAGGGTTTTGATACGACGGCGCTTTACCGAGATTATCTTACAGAGCTTGAAACGGCTATGGCGCAGGACACCAGTGCGGCCAACCTTTCGTTCGCGCCAAGACCGGGCAACATCCTTATCGGCTACGACAATATTCCTGATAGCGGCTACGGGCGTTAAACAATGGATACGCGCCGACTGGTTCAGCAAACTACTGCAAATGTTGCCTCAATCCCTGCGCCCATAGGCGGTTGGAACGCACGGGATTCGTTTGCTAATATGGACCCGGCAGACGCCGTTACCATGATCAATATGTTTCCTACCGTATCAAATCTTACGATGCGGGGCGGATACACGCGCTATACGACGGGCCTAGACGGCCAAGTTCAAAGCCTAATGGCGTATTCGGGTGGCACGACCTCAACGCTGTTTGCTGTAACATCCACAGGCAAGCTTTACGACGTTAGCGATGGTGGAACCGTAGGTGCGCCCAAGGTAACGGGCCTAAATGGCGGCATATGGAACTATATCAACGTATCTACATCCGGCGGTAATTATCTTTATGCCGTCAATATCGCCGCGCCTGATCAGCCCTTGCTTTACGACGGAACGACATGGGTTCGTATTTCCGGTGTCGGGGCAATTAACATTACGGGCGTTACAACTACGAAACTAGGCAATATCTGCTTGTTTAAAAATCGCGTTTGGTTTATCGACCGCAATACGCTAACAGCATGGTATCTACCAACATCATCCGTAGGCGGCGCGGCTCAACAGCTTAACCTGCAATCCATTGCCCGGTTTGGCGGTCACATTGTTGCAATTGACACCTGGACGCTTGATGCGGGTTATGGCGTTGACGATAACCTTGCCTTCATAACAAGCGAAGGCGAAATCATCCTCTATAGCGGCACCGACCCCGCAAGCGCGTCTACATGGTCGCTTATCGGCGTCTGGAAGCTAGGCTCACCTATTGGCGGTCGCAGCACCCTTAAATGGGGCGGTGACCTTCTCATTTTGACGTATGACGGCCTTATGCCTATGGCAGGGTCATTGCAGTCATCTAGGCTTGATCCCCGTGTAGCCCTCTCTGACAAGATTCAAGGGGCCATTACGGCGGCAACCACGCAATACGGCGGCAACCATGCTTCGGTGGGTTGGCAGGTTTATTATACCGCCAAGAATAATGCGGTCTGGATCAACGTCCCCGTGGCCGACAATCAGCAAGAACAATATGTGATGAACACCATCACAAAGTCCTGGTGCCAATTTACAGGATGGGGCGCTTTTTGCTGGGAAACATTCTTTGACGATCCGTACTTTGGCGGCGACGGCTTTGTAGGCAAGGCTTGGACCAACAGTTATTCGGATGCTGGCAGCAACATCGCCACCCAGACCATCCAAGCGTTTAACTATTTTGGCAATCGCGGCGTTAAGAAATATTTTACCCGCGCGCGGCCCAGCCTTTATACTAATGGTTCGCCTAGCGTTTCGCTTGGCATGAACATCGACTTTGATGTTTCCGATACGACTGCACCCATTGCGTTTACGCCAACCTCTTATGCAGTTTGGGATACGGCAACATGGGACAATAGTTATTGGGGTGCTGGCAATAGCGTTTCAAACGTCTGGCTTGGCATTACCGGAATAGGCTATTGCGGCGGCATCCAGTTTAAAACGATAAGTTCTGGCATTGAGGTTCAATGGGCCTCAACCGACATAGTGTACCAGCAAGGATGGGCGGGCATATGATCCTTGCAAATGAAAAGTTTGCCGATTGCTCAACCGAATGTGCTATTTTTGTCACAATGCATTGGGAAGAACTTTTTGGTAAGAAAAAGTTTCGGGCCAATTGGAAGGCCGTAGATGCCTTGGAAAAGGCCGGACAGTTTGCCTATTACACAATGCGTGACGATCTAGGCAAACTATGCGGCCATGTTGGCTATAGGATTACCGATTGTCCGTTCTTTGGATGTTTGACGGCAACAGATTCATTCTTTTATGTGTTGCCAGAACATCGTGGGACGCATGAAATTAGCAACCTGCTAAAGTTTGCTGCAAAGCATTTACAGGCTTGCGGCATAGAGGATGTATTTGCGGCTCATCTTGTTGTAAACAATAAGTTGCCCGCCGCAATGGATCGCGCTGGTTATAGCCTTGTCAGCGCAATGTATAGATACGAGGGAGAATAAAATGTGTTTCCATAGCCCTAAAGCGCCAGCAGCGCCCGATTATGCGGCAGCAGCAACCGCGCAAGGTGTTGCCAACGAAAAGGCGGCAACGCAAAGCAATGTCAGCAATAACCCTAATATCATCAGTCCTTACGGCAATCAGACTGTAACGTGGAATAGCACGGGTGCGCCAGGCAATGTTCCACAGGCTACTGTAACTCAAACGCTTACGCCTGAAGCCCAAGCCACGCTAGAGGCGCAACAGCGCGTTCAAAATCAATTTGCCAACCTTGGCGAAACTGGCATTGGAAATGCACAAGGCACCCTAAGCAAAGCGTTCAATCCTAACCTGCCTAATCTGCAAACGGGCCTTGATACGTCTGGCGTTGCGGCTATGCCTGTTAATGCAGGGATGACAGGCCAAGCAGCCATTATGTCTAGGCTTCAGCCTCAGATTCAGCAACAGCAAGAAGCATTGGCACAACAGCTTGCCAACCAAGGCATTACGCCTGGCAGCGAGGCATACAACAATGCCATGCGTACTCAAGGCCAACAGCAAAACGATTTGCTGCAACAAGCGGCTTTGCAGGGCATCAACCTTGATATGTCTGCCAATGCCCAGGGCTATAACCAAGCCCTGCAATCGGGTCAATTTGGCAATACCGCCTTGGAACAATCTTTGGCTCAACAGACGGCTTTGCGTAACCAACCCATCAATGAGGTTACGGCCCTCATGTCTGGTTCGCAAATCCAGAACCCGCAGTTCCAAGCCTATACGGGTTCCAATGTTGCAGCGGCTCCTGTGTTCCAAGGCGTCCAAGCCCAAAACCAAGCGGCTATGGACTTATATGGCATCAAGCAAAATGCGGCTAATGCTAATATGCAAGCCTTAGCCAGCATAGCCGGATCAGCAATAAAGGCGAGTGACGTTCGCCTTAAGTCCAATATTGAACGTATTGGAACGCATGAGCGCGGCTTTGGCATTTATGAATATGACATTTTTGATCGGCACGAGATCGGTGTGCTTGCTCAGGAAGTTGAACAAATTATGCCAGAAGCTATTGTTGAACATCCTAGCGGCTTCAAGATGGTTAATTACGGAATCCTGTAATGCTTAATCAGAACGTCAACCTTGCTGGTATTCCGCTTGTGCCTCAAGCCCAAGCCATGCCCGCTGCTGCGCCCATCCAAGTTCAAGCCCGCAAGCCATATCAAGCGCCAGCCTCAAATGGTGAAGCGATTGCCAAGCTTTTAGAATCCTATGTCGATTCAAAGCAAAAGGATGCTATTTTGAACAATGCAATGAGCAATGCTGGCGTTTCTATTGGTGATACAAATTATACAGGTAGCGGCAATGCATATGATGCCATTACCGGAAACCAAATCAACAAGCCTAAAGATTCTATGGATTGGCTAAAAAACTTAGTGCCAGGATCGTAAAATGCCCACCATTAGCCTTACCGATACCACATCACAAATTGCCGAGCTTCAGCGCCGTCAGAAGCTTGCTGAAGCCCTTGCGGCTCAGGGTGCTGCACCTATTGAGGTCCAGTCTTACAAGGGCATACAGGCCCCTATCTCGCCGTTCTCGGTATTGGCTAAGGTGCTTGATACTTATACAAGCAAAAAAGATATGGCTGATGCGATAAAGCGCGAGGCAGAAGCGCGTAAGACGGCGCGTGAGGAATCTCAAACGGCGCTAAAGCAATATTACGGCAACCCCGAATTTAGCAAGTTTGAAAATCCAATATCGGCTCAGGAAGCCGCCGTTCCTGCATTGACGCCTGTTGCGCCGCCTGAAACCATTCAAATGGGTGGCGTTCCCACCAATGTAAAAGGCAATGTTACGCCAGTTACATCCGCCCAAGGCCCTACGACATACAATAACGCCCAATACATCGAACCCCAAGCCACGCAGGGGCGTGAGACAACGCCGCAGGAACGCATGGCTATGGCTTTGCAGTTTCAAGGCAGCGGCAACCAAATGCTGGAACAAATGGCTCCGGCTTTGTACGGTGAGGCTAAAGGCGAAGCCAAAGCCAAGAAGGTCTTTGATGCCATTGGTGATGTGTCTAAAGAGTACGGTGGTGATCCGCGCATTATGGCTGGCATTGTTGCGGCTGGCGATCCTAATGCAGGAATTGATTATCTTATGAAATTAGGCGCGTCTGCCGCCACTGCTAAACAAGAAATGGCAAAACTTATATATACTGCCACGGAAAAAGCTGAAGAAAACAAAAAAGACAGAGAAAATAAACTTGAGGCTTTGGGTCTTACATTGGCCGATAGGCAAGAAGGCCGCAATCAAGCAAGTTTAGATCGGCAATTTATAGCGGGGTTAACTGGCGGTAGGGCACAAACTGCTGGCACCGTGAATCTGCGTAAAGAATTTAACGCCTTGCCTGAAGTTAAAACATATAAACAAGTTAATACGTCTTATCAAAACCTAAAAAGTGCGGCCAAACTCGCTACCCCCGCAGGGGACCAAGCTATGATTTTTGGCGTTATGAAAATGCTTGATCCACAATCTGTTGTTCGTGAAAGTGAACAAGCTACCATAAGAAACGCAGGGTCAATTCCAGACAAAGTTAGAAACCTTTATAATTATACTGTAAGGGGAAACAAACTAAACGATGCCCAAAGGCAAGATTTCCTTAAAATGGCTGATGGTCAATTTAATAATTACAAGAATCAATACACACAAAGTGCAAATGCATACAGGGGTTATGCTACTGATAGCGGTTACGATCCTGATAAAATTGTTAGTCTTGGCAATTCAGGGCCAACGCAGTCTGCCCCTGCGGCGGGCCGTCCATTAACTGATGCTGAACTTCTTGCTAAACATAGGTGATAAAAATGGCTTCATCTTCTGAAATTATGCAAGCACTTAGAAACGCTGATGCTGCTGGCGATAACGAAGGTGCCGCCCGTTTGGCAAAAATGTATACGGATGCAAAGGCGCAAGAATCATCTTCTGCAAAATCAAATCCTTTGGTTGATTTAGCCACTGGTTTTGCAGCGCCCTTTCAAAAACTTGGCAATGATGTTGTGCAAAACTTTCAAGAGAGAAGGGCGCAAGCAGACAGGGGTCCGCCTACTTCTTTAGGACAATTTGCAAAAGAAAGTTTTGGCGATATTGCAAGGACTGGTGGTATTCTTGCAGATGTTGGTGGATTGGTTACAGCACCAATACAGGCGGGCGCTAGGGCCATTGCAGGGCAATTAAGTCAGGTTCCTATTCAAGCATATAGTCCAGGAGGTTTTTCCATTAAAGATGGAAAAATCCAACCAAATAAACAAGTTCCGCTTTCTAGGGAACAAACAAAGCAACAGTTAGAAGGCGATCTTATGACGGCTTTTTCGGCGTTAGCGCCAGAGAGCCGCGTTCCTATTGTTCGTGCGCCGATCCCTGCGGCTGTAGCAGGAACGCCGCAGAAAGACGTTTTAAAGGCTGCATCTTATGTTCAAAAGCTTGCGGGAAATACACCTATTGCCCAAACTCAATTTACAGCTTCCCCACAGATTCTTGCAGAAGCATTAGGCAAGCGCGGCCAGGCTGGTATTTCAGCCCTAGCCAAGCGCGGTGGTGAAACTGGGGATTTGCTTGAAGGCGTTATTTCCCAAAGGGCCGAACAACGGCCCACCAGAATCATTAATGAATTTGAAACTTCAACTGGCCTAGACCCTGCGGCGGTAAAAGGTGACATTGAAGGCATTATTGATGCGGGTAGAAAAAAGGCTGACCCTCTTTTCAAAGCGGCCCGCGCCGATAAAACTCCCGTTGTTACGGATAAGTTAAATTCATTGTTATCTAGGCCAGTGGTTAAAAAGGCCCTTACTAGCGCAGTTGTGGATATACAAAACGCTGGTGGCGATCCTATGGCTAGCGGGTTTGTCGTTAAGGGTATACTTGATAACGGCTTGCCAGATGTAGTGGGCGTAAACTCACCCACTGTTGAAACATGGGATAAAATCTACAAGGCAATTTCGAGCCAAGTGGAGCGCCATCCCCTTAGCCAAAAGCCCCTGCCTGACACAGTTTCTAGCGGAAACTACAATATAAACACCGCTAGGGCAGACCTAAGAAAAGCATTGGGTGATGCCGCTCCAAAATGGAATGAAGCTATGACTGCGGCTGGCGAATATAAGCCAGTTGAAACCGCCTTTCAAAGCGGCGGAAAGTTTATGTTTGATAACAACGTTGCTTCAAGTGATTTTGCAGGAAAATTTGCCAAACTTTCCCCGGCTGAACAAAATGCTTGGAAGGGCGGCATAGCCAATGAAATCTTTAAAAAGGCTCAAACAGGAAAGTTAAATCCTTCTGTCTTCAAAACGCCTATTTTAAAGGAAAAGTTGGTTGCGGCCTTTGGGCAAGATGGCGCTGATAAACTTTTAAAAATGCTTTCTTCTGAAAAGGGAATGCAGGATTTTGAACGCCGATATGGACCTGGTGCAGGATCAATTACGCAAGAAATCCGCGCAGCCCAAGCAGAACAAGATGCTGGCAACGGGGTTCAACAATTTGCTTTGGACGCCTTGGGCAATGTTATGGCTCATGGAGGTACGCGTGGCGCATTGAAAACCGTAGGCGGCATGGGCGATCAAATTCTTACACGAATGAAAACTGCCGGAATGTCTGAGGCCGCTATGAATGAGGCGGGCCGTATTTTAGCAATGACTGGGCCAGAATCTGCCGCTCACCAGCAAGCATTGGCAGCAGCCCTACAATATAATAAAAGCATACCAAAATTGCGTGGCCGTGCTGGCAGTTCTGTTTTGGCTGAAGCTTTGAAAAGACAACAGGGACAAGAACAATGAGTTTCAACGGCACTGGTACATTCAATATCAACACTAGCGGTCAACCTGTTGTCACGGGCACGACCATTAGTTCAACCGTGTTCAACGCCCTTACGGCTGACCTTGGCAATGGCCTGACCAACACCTTGACTAAGGACGGGCAGTCCACCCCGACCAACAACATCAAGATGGGCGGCTATAAGCTAACGGGCGTCGGCCAGGCCACGGTGTCGGGCGATGCGTTGGCTTATGGCCTTAATGCCACAATTAACGATCTTACGATTACAGGCACCGTAACGCTTTCTGGCGGCATTACTGGCACGACCATTAACAGCACCACCATTGGCGCTACAACGCCCAGCACGGGCGCGTTCACGACCTTATCGGCGTCTAGCACGGTAAGCGGCGCAGGGTTCACGGCCTATTTTGCATCGCCCCCCGCCATTGGCGGTACGGCGGCTGCTGCCATTACCGGAACGACAATTACTGGGACGACCATTACCGCCAATACGCGTTTTGTTGGCGCAATTGACGGCACGATCGGCGCAACAACTGCGGCGGCTGGCTTGTTCACAACGCTTGGCGCTTCTGGCGTTACGACTATGGGCGCTGATGGCGTATTTACCGCAGCATATTCACCTACGTCGGTTCGCAGCATTGGCTACCGTGGCGTCCCCCAAGTCGGCGGTGCGTCCAAGACCACTAGCTACACCTTGGCCTTGGCTGATGCTGGCCATCACGTTTATCTGACGGGTTCTACGGCTTCACAATCGGTTACGATTCCGGCCAATGCGTCTGTGGCGTTCCCAATCGGCACGACCATTTCCATCGTCAATGGTGCAAACGTGACCTGGACGGTTCCAATTACAAGCGACACCTTAACGCTTGCTGGCGGAACGACCACAGGGACGCGCACGTTGGCCGTGGGCGCGGTTGCAACTTGCATCAAGGTGACGGCAACGGCATGGTACATTAGCGGCGCTGGGGTCTCCTAATGAGCGGCGTTGGCATGATGCTATTGGCGGGCGGCGGTGATTTAGTTAAAATCTCCAATGTTACTATTGCGTCTATAGATGCAACTCCAGCAGTACCTTCATCTGCATACAGATTGTCAAGCACAGGCTCTATAGATTCAATAATATCTCCAGGTGGAACAACATCTTTAGGAAATTGGGTTGTTCCAACAACTTCGGCATCAAAATATGAGGCAATGGCTACCGTTACATCTGGAACTCTATCTTCTGGAACAACCGGATTATTTATTAGTTGTGCGGCAAATCCAACTTGGACAAAAAACACATCGGCGCGTGGAACTTTTACGGCTGTTATAACTGTTGATATTAGGCTAATTGGTACAACAACAGTTTTGACAAGCGCATCAATCACATTAACCGCAACGCAGACATTGTAAAATGACCGACCAATCAGTTGAAACCCAGATTGCTTTGCTCCAGGCAGATATGGCAGCATTGACCAAGGCTGTTGCCAAGCAATCTAGCGACATTGAGGGCTTGGTTCAGGCTTGGAAAACGGCCAATGGTGTTGTGTCATTTATGAAATGGCTTGCCAGTATTGCCGGGGCATTTGCTATTTTGTTTAGCGTTATCAAACTCAAATTGTTTGGCGCACATTAAGGATATTTGAAATGATTGAGGAACTTGTATCTCATGTTTTTGCCATGCGTAACGCCGCCCATACGGCGCATTGGGCCACAAAATCATTCAGCGAACATAGCGCCCTTTGTTATTTTTATGACGGCTTGATTGATAAGATTGATGCCATCGTAGAGGCGTATCAAGGCTGGTATGGCCTGATTGGCGAAGTTCGTATCCTTATGATGCCAAAGGATGATATAACCAGCAAGATTCGGGACGAATTGGCTTGGATCGCTACTAATCGCAGCAAGATCGCCAAGAATAATACCATGATCGAAAATCTGATTGACGATCTGATGCAACACTATTCCTCAACCCATTACAAACTAGTGAACCTCAAGTAATCAAAGTAAGGAAAATATGTCCTACACAGATGACGAGTTTATCACGGCTTGGCAACAGAGTGGTGGAAGCCCAGTAGCCCTAAGCGGCATCCTTGATTTAGATATTCGCAGCATCTATAGGCGCAGGGCCAAAATGGCCAATAAAGGCATAATCTTAACAACAATCGAAAACGCAACTACAAAAGGCCAAGACCGGACTTGGCGCACAGACGTTGGCCGCGCCTATTCTCGCCAGAATGATTACCGGATTGACAACGGTGTCATTATCGTCTTTTCAGACGCGCATTTCTGGCCCGGTCACGATCAAACCGTAGCCAATATGGCGCTGGTGGAATTGATCAAGGAACTAAACCCCAAAACCATTATCGCCAATGGCGACATATTCGACGGCGCGGGCGTTAGCCGCCATCCGCCCCTTGGCTGGTCAAAGCTGCCTTCCGTAAAAGAAGAACTTGAAATCTGCGATGAGCGGCTAAACGAAATCATTCTAGCGTCAAAGACAAAAGCGGATTTGTTTTGGAATGTTGGCAATCACGACATGCGGCTTGACCGCACTCTTTGTGTCGCTGTACCTGGCTTTGAGGGGCTTGTTCAAAGGCTAGACGAACGCTTCCATGCATGGAACTTTGCATGGTCCTTGAACATAAACGACAATACGATGATCAAGCACCGTTATAATAACGGCGTTCATGCAACTTATAACAATACCCTAAAGTCTGGCCGCAATATCGTCACTGGGCACCTGCACCGCTTGGCTATCACGCCGTGGGGCGATTATAATGGACGCAGGTACGGTGTTGATACAGGCACCCTAGCCGATCCAAATGGCCCGCAGTTTGATTATGCCGAGAATAACCCAAGCCCTCATTGCTCAGGCTTTGCGGTCTTGACGTTCCGCAACGGCATGATGCTGCCGCCTGAACTGGTGGAAGTCATTGAGGGCGTAGCCTATTTCAGGGGCGAGGCCGTTATAGATGCGTCAGGGGAATAATATGTTTGGCGTAAATGATGCAATTGCCGCTGGCTTAAAGATCGTGGACAAGTTTGTCCCTGATCCAGCGGAAAAAATTAAGGCCGAGGCCGCATTGCGTGAATCCCTATTATCTTGGGACGCACAACAAAACACCGTCAATGCGGCTGAAGCCAATAACTCATCGGTGTTTGTCGCTGGCTGGCGTCCTGCCATTGGCTGGGTCTGTGCCATTGCCCTTATGTACCAATACACCCTGTCGCCCATTGCGGTCTGGGTGGCGGGCATAGCCCATTATCCGCTTCCTACGCCGCCCTCGCTCGATAACAGCCTATGGGAACTGATGTTTGGTATGCTTGGCATGGGCGGTCTACGCACATACGAAAAACTAAAAGGCGTTGCTTCAAAATGATTGGTAACTTTGACGAATCCTTGCGGCTCTTGCTTAAGTCTGAGGGCGGTTTCGTGAACCATCCGATTGATCCAGGCGGTATGACCTGCCTAGGCGTCACCAAGGCCGCGTGGGAGGCGTACACGGGCGAGATATGCCATGAGGCTGATATGCGAGCCTTGACGCCCAAGGCCGTCACGCCCTTCTACAGGGACAATTACTGGGATAAGATAAGCGGCGATGCTTTGCCTGAAGGAGTTGACTATGCGATATTCGACTTTGCAGTTAATTCGGGGTCTATGCGGGCGGTTAAGGTATTTCAATCTTGCCTCGGTCTTATCACGGACGGGGCCATTGGACCTAAAACCCTTGCTGCTATTCTAAAAAAAGATCAGGAAACCCTGATTGAAAAATACTGCGAGGCGCGTTTGAATTTCCTCAACTCCTTGCCAACTTGGAAAACATTTGGCAAGGGCTGGGAACGACGCGTTGACGAGGTATCAAGGCGAGCCAAGATGATGCTTAAACAAGCGTCCCATAATAAGCGATGATGGCGGCTTCTGCCCTACCATCATGCTTTTTTAGCGGCCATTGGTGAGACTGGCGCGGCATGAGTTCAGATGCTCTTAGCCGCGCCCCATCCTTATCAGTTGGCGTCTTGGTAACCCTTTTCCAAACTTGAGGCGTTACCTCGATAATCGGAATAAAGTTAGCCGCAACGGCACCGATAACCACCCCGGCGGCGCGTCCAAATGTAAACGCCCCGGCATGGCCATTCCCCGGCATAGATGCAACCTTTTCTATGATGCACCTGATGCCTTGGTTTTTTGCCCATACGTCCAAGATAACCGCAAGCTGGGCATGGTCTACACGCCGCTTGGTGCCGTCCTGTAGGGTGGGCATATCAAAGATTTCCAATCCATCGTCGGTCAATAGAGCCAAGGCTCCAGAGAGACCTGGATCAATGCCTATGATGGGATCAGCCATTGTTCATATGCCTTAATTGCAATTCAGCGGAACTGATTGCAAAGTGAGACCTTTCCAAACGCTCAATACGATCTTCTAATCTGCAAAATCTTTCCTCCGCATTAAATGCAACGCGATAGATTTGCCCTTGTATTTCTTCATATTCTGAAGAAACTTTCTTGATACAAGCCAATTTACCGTATCCTAGCGAAATGCGGTACTTGGCTACAGTCGCAAGGCTATCGCCAGGAAAATCTGGGATTGCTTCATCGACAACCCGTTGATCATCCCAGCCGTCCGCATAAACAGCACCCTTGTCCGTAATGGCAAGATGCTGCCTAAAAAGATCGGATACCTTAACAATCTCGATAGCGGTCAGTTTCTTGAAAGATGGGTTCAGTGATTGAGCCATGTGTTTTCTCCTAAAAAGGAATTTCATCGTTGAAGGGTAGGCCATTGTTGGAGCCGCGCTTGCGGCCTTCGGCCTGGCGCTTGGCAAGGCTATCCCGTGGCAATGTTACTTTCTTGCCGTGGGTGAAGATCTCGCCAGTTTCTTTGTTCTTATATTCAATGAAGTTGACGCCAGCATCTATCGGTTCCGCACCATGTACAAAGTCTGGAATCAATAGATGCTGGTCGCAACCCTTGCGCTGATCCGCGCCCGTCAAGAACGTATCGGCCAATTCGCAGCGCCATTTACCGTCGGCAACAGGCGTTGAATGGGCGCAGGTACGGCAATTGACTTGCGCTGGCTCTGCATGGTGGCAAAGCCGATACATATCGCAGAACTTACATTCCCAGTATGTAGGATCATCGCTTAGTCTTAGTGGTGCAGTCTTAGCCTCAACAATTGTGTTGGCGCGGTGATTATATTGCTTAAACACCGCAGAATCTGCGGTGATCCACTCCGTGTAGATCGCGTCGGTATTTTTGTTGATCGCGATATACATGGCCGCGTCAAGCTTCAGCAGACCCATATAGACCTGCATCTGGGCAAAATGTTGTGGCTTTTCAGTCTCGACGCACCAGGCCGATAGCTTGGTGAACGCCTTTTCTCCCATGGTTTTGCATTCAAGGACGGCCCAGACGTTAGGATTTTCGACAAAACCTTTTCCTACGCCATCGACAGACCCGCCAAAATGACCAGAGTCATTTCTGCAAGTTATCTGTTTACCGTTTTCTTCCACATGAAGTTCCACGCCAATGCCGCGCAATTCTTCATGGATTCGGGCTTCCTCTCGATGCCCGGTATTAAAGAGGCGCAGGATACGCCCCTCAAATTTCGGCTTAACGGCCCAGCGGAAATTGAGCCATAGGTATCGGTTGCAGTTATGCCCGATCAAGGACGCACCAAGGTGTTCCCGGAAATCCTCGGTCTTGGCTTCATACCAGCCAAAGATTTGGCTAGCGGTCGTCACTTGATCGGGCTTGCTCATTTACTTACGCTCCCAAGGCTTAGCGGAAGCCGCTGACGCTGTTGACGATGCAGATGGTGCCGCACCAGCACCCGCACGCTTGTAGCCCATCACGCGGTTCCTGGTGGGGTCTTTGCGGTCAATGTCTAGGACCAGAATAAACGGGATGTCATTAAGCTGGTCGGTGTCATCGAGTTCCGCAAAACCGCAAGCCTCGGCAATTGCCTTTAGGTTTGCACGGGCAATCTTCTCGGCAACTTCGTTAGGGTTATGCAGGTTCAGGTTTTCCCAAATCTTGCGGTCGGCATACTTACCTTCGATGATCTGCATGGTCAGGGCGAGATATTCGCCCGTACCTGCCTTGGTGACCTTCATCTGGCTTTCTGTGACCATTGCCATGTACTCGCCCTTGGGCAATGGATCGTAATCGCTCTTGGGCGCTTCATAGGTGGAGATATCGAAATGGACCTTAGCCATGATTTAGTTTCCCTTTTTGATGGAGTTTGAAAATTCGGACCAGATCATTGGTATGGTGTCTGGCAGGCTGTAGCGGTTCTTGGCCATATAGGCTGGGCGCTCGCTCGTAAACAACAATCTTTCGCCCGTGGAAATTCCCCGGTTGCTCGTCTTGTTGAATCCCACATCGTCTTTCTTAACGATGGTCTTGTAGTTGGCAAACAGCACGGCGTCCGCCCATTCGCGTACAACGGAACTGGATCGCTCCTGTAGCTTGGGCTGGTAGCGGTCGTATGGCTCGACTTCTGGGCTGTCAAAGCGCTTGATAGCGGTATGGGCCAACAAAATAACTGCCATGCCCTTATCGTTACGCAAGGCGTTCAGGCCGTCCAAAACATCGCGCCACTTCTGCGCCGCAATGATCGCGCCCTTGCCATAGGCTAGGTCTTTGGCATCATACTTGGACTCGATTTCCTTCTGGATCATAGCCTCTAGCCAATCCAGGCTATCGACTACCACCGTCTGGAAAGCGTGTTC